GTTTTGTCAACACAGCCTATTTCTGAAGCTGAACGTTGGACATATTCACCTTCGGATGAGTTTACTGCTATTTTTACCCGCTTCGACCCAACCACTCAGATATTTGTTGAATTAGCAAAATGTGAAGTTGAAGAAAAGAATTTTTCAAAGTACACCGTTAAGGAATGGTTATTGAGCAAAGAACCAGCACAGCGACAAGAGTATCAAGAAGCCTATGAACAAATTTTAGCCGGACAGTTGCCGCACATATCAAAGATCACCTCCTGTAGCGCACACGTTAAAGTTGATGAGAAATGCGAAAAAATTGAAAAGACTAGAAACATAACAGCCCAAAATGCAATAGCCAAAGTTTTGATGGGTGTTATTGTGACGTTTGTTTCTGACGCACACAAAAGATTTGACCAATCATATGGTAGTGGAATGAACTGGGACCAAAGACAAAGAAAATATAATGATATACTTAAAAGATATATGGACCCGGTTAGAATAGACGTTGATGGGTCAGGTTTTGATGGAACACAGTGGGGTGAATTCAAACAAGTGATCGACTCCATGAGATATGAATATGGGTATGAGTTAGTGCAAGCCAATATTAGTGAGTTACCAACCGATTATGTGATGGAAGTCTTATATAACATGGATCAATACGTTACCAATTACAAAACAGATTATGATTATTATGTTTGGGGTACTGTTGGTTCAGGTTTTATGTCAACATCGGACGGCAACGGAGTTAGAGCATCAGAATATATCAGATATGCATTGAGTAAAATTGAGCTAATAGAAGGCTACGATTATTTCCTAGAGACGTGTGGAGACGATACATTTATAATTACAGAACGTCAAATATCACAGAAAGTGGTCGACACATTAATGAAGTACGTTTATACAAAAGATGGGACAAAAGGAAACTTAGGCCAAATAGCCAAATATATAAGTATAAGCGAGATAGACGGAGGCAATTATCTATCCAGCACAATGTTTAGGAAGAAAAACGGTGATTATAGGATTGTTAGACAGGTGGATAGAACACTACTTTACACACCATGGACTTACAACAACAACAAAGGTAATACTAAAACGGAGAAACTTTTAAATGCTGAGCTATGTATCGCAAATGCAAACTCACTTTTGTCATGGTGCACTGGAATACGATTTTTTGAGGAATATGCACTCATGCTTAGGAGGATTGGAATATACAATGGCGCTAAAGATACATGCGTAGTGAAACAAGATAGCTGGAACGACAGAACCAACCACGATTATCAGGATTGTTCAGTTGAGTACGAAGAATGGTTAGGTGAAACTTACGGAGTAACAAAAGATGATTTGAATGAATATTACGACGCACTCCGAAAAGTTAAAGGTCAATACTCAGTCATAAGGTTGAAGCTAATCGACAAGATATCAAAGCATAGTAGTGAAACTTACGGAGTAACAAAA